TAGTATACGATCCAGATACATTTACACCACGTAAAGGTCTATTGACTCGTTACGCTAAGAAAATGATCCGTCCGGAATTCTATGGTCGTATCTATGTTAGTGATTTGGCTTCTATCTAATAGAAACAACTAATAAAAGTTAAAAGAGCCTAGCGAAAGCTAGGCTTTTTTTATATATTTATCATCAAAAACGTTATATGACAGATTATAATCGAAGTGCTGAAGCACAAGAGGTTTTTAAAAGAAAAGGTAAACCTAAAACACCCATTAAATTTAAACTTACCCTAAACGATGAACAAAGAGTAGCAAAAGGACAAATACTCCATAACACTGTAACTATAATAAAAGGCAAAGCAGGATCAGGTAAATCTTTATTAGCAGCAAATGTTGCTTTAGACTTATTATTTACCCGAGAAATTGAAAAAGTAATCATCACTCGTCCTACAGTAGTAGCAGGACAAGATATAGGGTACCTCCCTGGTGGTATAGACGAGAAACTAGCCCCATTTACAGCTCCTGTATATGAAAATATGCATAGACTGTATGATAAGGAAAAAATTGAAAAACTCATCACCGAGGGTAAGATAGAAATTGTTCCTGTATCTTTTATGAGGGGTAGAAATTTTACTGACTGTTTAGTAGTTGTTGATGAATCTCAAAACTTAACAGATGTCCAAACTGAGCTAATATTAACTCGTATATGTAATGGATCTAAAGTAATATTTTGTGGAGACAGTGCCCAAATAGACCTTAAAAACAAAAAAGAATCAGGATTCGATTTCATGTCCAAACACATGACAGACATCCCAGGATTTAAAGTCATCACTTTAGAAAAAAACCATAGACACGAGATTGTTGAACCTATACTAGAAGTTTATAAGTCATTCAGAAGTTAACAATATTTATAACAAAATATTGATATGGCTTCTACATTAACTGCTACCTCTTTTAACATAAAAATAACAGAAGAACACATTATTCGTAATAGTGTTATTAAAAATGAAGTAATTCATACTATTACTGGAGTTAAGAATATTGATCATCGAATAGTAACTTGCCCTAATACTTCCTCTATCGATTTATTTAATTTAAATGGAGTCAATCCTGGGGCGGGAACCTTCCCCTCAAGTAGTCTTCAATACGCACGAATTACTAACTTAGATGACACATATAGTGTAGCCGTAATAATTAGTGGGTCCCAAGGAAATTTCACTCAAGAACTAACACCCACCGATTCAATATTTATTGTAAGTTCTAATATTACGTCTAGTAATTTTAATGGAAGTTTTGGTGATGATATAGAGGCTGTAAAAATTTACGCTATAAGTAGTAGTGTAGATATTGAATATACACTTGTAAACGCATAATGATATGAATGTACCTATTTGGCCCGGCTCAAGTTCCTTTCAACCTGGGGAAACTCCATTTGGATTTTATGATACTGATCTCCAATTTCAACAAGACATAGATAAATTTGCTATATTTGCTTCAAGAAGAATGGGATATCCTATTGTAGAAATAGAATTACAAGATTTAAACTTTTATGCTGCTTTTGAAGAAGCTGTTACAACCTATGGTAATGAACTTTTTGCATATCAAGCAGCACAAAATTTCTTATCCTTTCAAGGCGCCCCACAAACTATAGCCTCAGCTAATAATTCTTTGCCCCAACCCAATCTTGCAACTCTAATCAGATTAGCAGACCAATATGGAGTAGAAGCAGGAGTTGGAGGAAATGTCACCTGGTATTCAGGATCTATTGATCTTATTCAAGGAGTACAAAATTATAATTTAGAGAATTTTGCAGCTCAGGAAGGAGTAGCCCCTGGAGATCTAGAAATTAAAAGAGTTTTTTACGAAGCACCACCCGCAATTGTAAGATATTTTGACCCATATGCTGGTACAGGTACAGGAATGATGCAAATGTTAGATAGTTTTGGTTTTGGTGGATATTCACCTGCCATCAACTTTTTAATGATGCCTATAAATTATGATTTACAAAAAATCCAAGCTATTGAGTTTAACGACCAAATTCGTAGATCACAATATTCATTTGAACTTATTCATAACAATTTAAAAATCTTTCCAATCCCAGGCCCTGCTATGGATAAACTTTGGGTTCAATATATTAAAAAATCCGATAGAAATAATCCTTATGTAGATACAAATGGGGTAGATGTTATTACAAACATTTCTCAAGTACCTTATACTAATCCTATATATTCTCAAATTAACTCTATAGGTAGACAATGGATTTTTGAATACGCATTAGCTATTGCTAAAGAAATATTAGGATATGTACGAGGTAAATATGGAAATGAAATCCCTGATCCAAATGAGAAATTAACTTTAAATGCCCCTGATCTACTATCTTCAGCAAAAGATACTAAAGATGCTCTTATAGAAAGATTGAGGGCATATTTTGATGAAACCTCTAGAAAAAAACTCTTAGAAAATAGAGCTACCGAATCAGAGCATTTGCAGAAAGAATTAAACTATATACCATTCCCAATTTTTATAGGATAATATGGCACTTTACGGGTCACAAAGAGACATATCATTATTTAGAAAAGTTAACAGAGAGTTAATGGGTAATGTTATGTCTCAACAATGTGTTTATTATAAGTTAAAATTGAATGAAACTAAAGTAAACATGTACGGAGAAGCGGCTGGGTCAAGATATTATTTTGAGCCTGTAATACTTTTTTCTCGAATTCAAAGATCAGAACAAGAATACCCTGCCGATGATCTAGTAGGTGTTGACTTTCAATGGGGAATTGACTTTAAATTTTTAAGAGATGATTTAGTAGATGCTAACCTTGTTCCTGAAGTTGGAGATATTATAATGTATAATGAAGGATACTATGAAGTTCATACCACTAACGCTAACCGTTTTATAACAGGTAAAAACCCTGACTATCCTTATGAACCAAACCCCCTAAACCCCGGACTAGAAAATTTTGGTACTAGCTTATCAATAATTTGCCAAACCTTCTATGTACCTGCGGACAAGGTACAAATAACTAAAGAACGTATATAATGCCAAACCATAGAAAACCCGTACCAAAATCTCAAAAAGAGATCCTAAATAATCAGATTAGCCCATATGTTAATCCTGAAACGGGAGAAACTCGTGGTAATCCTAATGATCCCCAAGATTTTAGACAATTCACCCCGGATACACAGCGAGGTGTAGATTTTAATAGATCAGAGGAAATATCATTTAAAGGGGATAAGACTAAACCCTTTACTGTAAATATACAAGATGTAGATGAAGCTATTTTATATTATTTTGAAAATGTAATCAAACCTACAGTTATTCAAAATGAAGAAAGAATAGCAGTACCCCTAGTTTATGGCTCCCCTGAAAGGTTTAAGACTATACAAAAAGATGGCTTTTATCGAGATAAAAAAGGTAAAATTATGTCTCCTATTATCATGTTTAAACGTGATAGTATGGACAAAAATCGTTCTATAGCTAATAAACTAGATGCTAACAATCCCCACCTCTATACATCTTGGCAAAAAGCATATAACCCCAAGAATTTTTATTCTAATTTTGATGTATTAAATAATAGAGTTCCCACAAAACAATTCATAGCTAACGTTGTCCCTGACTATGTTACTTTAACCTATAGTTTTATTGTACAGACCTATTATATAGAACAATTAAATAAAATCATAGAGGCGATAAACTACGCGTCTGACTCTTATTGGGGGAATCCGGAACGTTTCCAATTTAAGGCGATGATTGACAGCTTTAATACCATAACTGAACTTAATCAAGGGCAAAATAGAGTTGTAAGAAGTAACTTTACTTTAAAAGTTCATGGATATATAGTTCCCGATATAATCCAAAAAGATTTAAAAGCAATAAAGAAATATAATAGCAGATCCAAAGTAACTTTCACAACAGAATCAACAGGTTCCCTCTAATCCTAACTCCGTGGCAGATTTCTCTAAAAATACCGGATACACAAAATATTGGAAAAAGGGAATATTTCAAAATGCTCTTTTTGAAAACTCCCCAATATCCCTACTCAATAATGATTCAGGATATATAACAATAACTGAATTCAACTCTCTTACTGGGTCTTTGGTTAGAGAAGATGAATTTAATTCTTATACCTCCTCTATAGAAACAGACATAAGAGAAATTTCTTCAAGTTTAGAAGATTATGCTAAATTAAAGGGTGGGAATCTATTTGTAGGAAATCAAACTATTCAAGGAGATTTAACTCTTTTAGATTTAGAAGTTCAAGGTACCGCTAGTTTTAATGTACTTGTAACCACATATGAATCCTCCTCTATAATATACTCATCTGGATCTACAAAATTTGGAGATACTATAGATGATACTCATCAATTTACAGGTTCTATTTCTTTAAGTGGATCTAATGTTGATTTTACCCAATCTACCGGAGTTAGTGGTTCATTTAGTGGAAGTTTTGTGGGAGATGGCTCTCAGTTAACTGGAATCTCCAATAGTAATATAGGAAACTCTGATCTTACAATAACTTCTACAGGTACTAGAAAGTTAATTCTTGGAGGAACATCAGCTACAGATTATCTCACCATAAGAAACTCAGGAGATAGCCTTGATTATTTTAAAATTCAGGGAAATGGACCTGTAACAGTTGGAAACTCATCAGGTGGAAATTTTTCTATTGGTGAAACTGGTGGTGGTGCTACATATGCAATGTTGTACCTAAAGTCTAATACCTCAAATCATCTTATCCAAGCATATAATACTGGTTTAGATATTTATGCTGCTGGTGGATTGGCCATATATGCTGCATCACAGGTGGTAGCTAATTTTGGAACATCTGGACTCTACATGTATGGAGGAAAAGATATAACAATAACTCCAAGTTCTAAGTATATAATTTCAGGAGCAGGAGCTCATAAAATGGTTTTAGGCGGCTCTTTATCGACAGACTCTTTCACTATCAGGAATTCAGGAGATACACTGGACATATTTAAAGTCAGAGGAGGTGGCTCGATTGAATGTATGGGGCTTACAAATAACTCTACAAATGTAATTTTAGGTCTCGGCTCTGCTGATGCTTTCACAAGTGGAGTAGATTCAGTATCCATCGGGTACAACGCTTTAACAACAAACACCACAGCAAATAGATTTGTAGCCATTGGAACTAGTGCCTTACAGAATGCTAATGGTGGTTTTGGATACTCAACAGCTGTTGGTTATGGAGCCCTAGCAGATGTCACATCAGGAATGCAGAATGTTGGTGTTGGGTACAATGCTGGTCGAGGTATTACAACAGGTGAATATAATACCATACTTGGTACCGTAACAGGCCTTTCATCAACCCTATCCAACAATGTTATTATCTCAGATGGTTTAGGAAATGTTGCTATATGGAAAAATTCAGGCAATCTTATAGGATTTGGATATAACCCAACATCTGATACTTTAGGAGCAAAAGTTGACATTAAAGCTCAAGGAGCATTATCAACTGATATTGCTTTTAGGGTAAGAAATAGTGTTAACAATGATACAATATTCCAAATCACAGGAGATAAAAAAGTATATGGGATATTTGATGATCTATACCAAAATAATGATGGGGGTAATCCTAGAATTGTTCAAAGAGGATCTTATTCTTGGTTTGAAATTAAATCCACAGCATACTCTAATGCAGATGAGTTGTTGAAGAGTGCAACTACTGTAGGTAAAATTGCCTGGCCAAACACTACAGATCAACATAAACTTAACTTTGTTACACCCTCTAGTTATTGGGGTGATGATGGAAAATACTATGCAGGTTTCCATTGGTACAAATCAGGGATATCAGGTGATCCAAATGTAACCGGAATAAATGCTTGGGTTACGGAAGCAAACCGTCAAATGTGGTTAACCCCTGACAATTCCCTATTACTTTATAATAATTCTACTGGAATAGAATATACGGGAAGTACGAATAGTTTCCAAATGTACTCAGCAGATATAACCTCTAGTAATGCTGCCCCCCATTTTAGAACTGAAGCCGGAGATATAATCAAACTCTACAAAGAAATCCAACCAGCCCTTTCAGGATCTGCTAATACCGGAGACCCAACCACAGATGCTTTAATAGAAGCTATGAAAACTATAATATTGAATTTAGGTTTTGGCTCTTCTTCTTAATATTTATAATAAAAATACTTTTCATTTAAATGGCTAATATATTATCAAAATCAGGGATTACCACTGGAAATACAGTACGTGCTTGGCATGTCACCCAGTCTATAGATGCCTTTACAGGAGAAGAAGAATATGATCTAACTTTGAGTGGATCTCTCACACTTACAGGCTCTCTAATATTTGATACAAGTTTAGAAGAAGGAGACCACGTCCCTGGTAGGTTGCAATGGGATACTACAGATCAAACATTAAAGTTGGATCTAAATGTTAGTGGTTCCTCCCTCCAAATAGGACAAGAATTTCATGTTTATGCACGAAACGAATCAGGAGTAACCATAAATAATGGTGAGGCTGTACGAATTGTAGGAACTACCGGAAATAAGGTAACAATTGAAAAAGCTATCGCAAAAATACATACTCTAAATATCCCCGATGAAAACGAAATCATAGGTTTAGCTACTCAAACTATAGATAACAATTCCTTTGGATACATAACACTATTTGGTACTGTAAGAAATTTAAATACATCCCTCCTTACCGAAGGGCAAATATGTTATGTTTCTCATACAACCTCTGGTTCTCTAACCAACACTAAACCCCCTGCCCCATACGATACAATAAAAGTAGGAATAGTAGAAAGATCTAATACTAATAATGGCCAGATTCTTGTTAAACCTGTTGACCCAATCCACATGAATGATATCACAGGAATAACTGGATCAAATATTCCCACGGGAGTTTCATATTGGACCTATAACTCCTCTAGTGGAATAACCTCCCTAACCAATGAACTTTCAGGATCATTTTCGGGATCGTTTGTAGGAAACGGTAGTGGATTAACAGGAGTTAGTGGGTCCAATTTTGCAAATACTAATCTTACATTTACTGGGAATAGATCCCATAATACCAATGGAAATACCCTTGAAGTTACCACAGATGGGGGTGGATATTCAGAATCTTACTACTATCAAGACCCTACCATTTTAAATTTGGGAGTAGGTCAATATCAAATGATTCTAACCTCAGAAAGTATATCCTTCCAAACTAGCTCAATAGGTGGGGATTATATCTTTAACATAACACGACCTATTACATCACAAAATCCTGAAGTGGTTTTTAATGAAAGTGGAAAAAATGTAGACTTTAGAGTAGAATCAGAAAATCTAACACATATTATATTTGTAGATGGAGGAAGTGATATGATAGGAATCAATAAAAATTCCCCATCCTCAACTCTAGACATAAATGGTAATACCACTATTACTGGGTCTCTAAATATAACAGGCTCTACTATCATAAAAGGAAATACCCAATTATACGGTAGAGAAGTTAGAGATGCTCGAGGAATCTCATCCCAACTTCAAGAAAAAGACTACTTTATAATAACAGATGGAAATGCTGTATTTCCTTCATCTATAATAGATGGAAATGAAAAAATTATAAGAAACGTATCAACTACAGTAAATTCCAACCTAGATAGTGGGGCTTCTGGAAGTTTTTGGCTTTTAGATTCTTTGTCTTCGGGTTCTAAAAACGATATTTATGTTCTTCCCTCCCAATCATCTATTCATTTTATTGGGTATAATGAAGATGATGGTATAGTATGGTACCAAGTTAAATAGTAACCAAAAATAAAAAATAATGTCTATAATTAAAGAAAACCAAGTTTTAAGCACTGATGAGTTAACATCTCTACGTTCTATTCAAAAAGATTTTCAATCTATCCAATTTGGGTTAGGTGAAATTGAAATCCTCAAAATCCAATTAGAAGAAAAATATGAATTTCTTAAACAATCACTAAAGAAAACCCAAACCATAGAGAAAGAGTTTATTAAATCTCTTGAAGAAAAATATGGGGAAATATCCTTAAATTTAGATACTGGGGAGTTTTCCAAATTAGAACCAACTTCATAAATATTTATAAATAAAAACATTAAATGGCTGAAACAATATTATCCCCTGGAGTAATAACCAATGAAAACGATCAGTCTTTCATCTCCCAACAACCCATTGAGGTAGGTGCAGCTATAATTGGACCCACAGTGAAGGGTCCTGTTGAAAGACCTACAATTGTAACAACTTATTCTGAATATGTAAACAAGTTTGGCACCTCTTTTATTAGTGGAAGCCAAGCATACACCTATTTTACCTCTATTTCAGCATATAACTACTTTAATAATGGAGGTACTTCACTCCTTGTGACTCGCGTTACAAGTGGATCATTTTCACCAGCTACTAGCTCTTTCATTTCAGGAAGTGATGGTTCATTAGGTACTATATTTGAGTTAGAAACCCTATCCGAGGGTACCATTATGAACAACGAATCTACTGAAAATTCAGATGGGTCCCTCCCTTTGGGCTCCCAAGATAATGTAAGATGGCAAATTATTTCCCCTAATACCTCATCAGGTACCTTTACTCTCTTAATTCGTAGAGGGGATGATGATAAAAACTCACCTGTAGTGTTAGAAACATGGGACAATTTAACTCTTGACCCTTTAACTCCAAACTATATTGAAAAAATTATAGGTAACCAAACAACAACCATAGTAACCGATGGAGCTGACACATTCCTCCAACTATCAGGAAATTACCAAAATCAATCAAAGTATGTTAGAGTAAAATCAGTAAATCACAAAACCCCTAATTATATAAATAACGCTGGAGATCCCGTATCAGCTTATACTTCATCAATTCCAATAGCAGGAAGTGGTTCATTTGGAGGGGCGGTTGGATCAAACATCCCATCTACAGCTGGAAACTATTATGAAAATCTAGCAGCTCAATCCCAAGGACTTGTAGCTAGTGATTATACTCAATCAATTGCTCTACTTTCAAACAAAGACGAATACCAGTTTAAATATATCTCTACCCCGGGTCTTGTTAGAGATCTTCATTCTTCTCCTATAAATTCTCTTATTTCTATGTGTCAAGAAAGAGGAGATGCTATGGCAATAATAGATTTATTAGACTATAACGCTAATCTTACAGAAGTAACAACTGAATCTTCTACAGTAAATAACTCATATGCAGCCACTTACTGGCCTTGGGTTCAAACTGTAGATCCTAATACAGGACAACAAGTTTGGGTCCCTGCCTCAACTATGATTCCTAGTATATATGCCTTTACAGATTCTACATCTGAACCTTGGTTTGCTCCTGCTGGGACCAATAGAGGAGTATTATCTACTGCAATTAAAGCTGAAAGAATATTAACTCAAGGAAATCGAGACACATTATATCAAGCAAATGTCAACCCTATTGCTACCTTCCCTAATACCGGAGTAGTAGTATTTGGACAAAAAACCCTACAGAAAAAGAAAAGTGCACTTGATCGTGTAAATGTTCGTAGACTTTTAATTGAACTTAAAACAAATATTAAACAAATTGCAGATAACCTAGTATTTGAACAAAATACCATTGCTACACGTAATGATTTCTTATCCCAAGTAAACCCTTACTTAGCCTCAGTACAACAAAGACAAGGAGTTTATTCATATAGAGTTGTGATGGACGAAACCAATAATACCCCCACAGTAATAGATAACAATCAACTTGTAGGTGCAATATATATCCAACCCGTAAAATCCGCTGAATTTATAATACTAGATTTCAACGTAACATCAACTGGGGTTACTTTTGACTAAAAATATGATATTTATAATAAAAACAAATCACTAATAGAAAATGGCAAACTTCACAACATCTCCTGGAGTATCACTTAATGAACTAGATAATACATTCATTTCCCCTCTTCCAGTTAAAGTAGGAGCAGCAATTATAGGACCAACAGTTAAAGGACCTGTTGAAATCCCTGTAGTTGTAACTTCTTATTCAGACTACAAAAATAGATTTGGGGGTTCACTTGTAAGTGGTAGTGATACCTACTCTTACTTAACATCAATTGCAGCCTATAACTACTTTAACAATGGGGGTGAAACTCTATTAGTAGCTCGTGTTGTAACAGGATCATATACCCCTGCTACATCAACTACAATTTCAAATTATATTAATGCAACCTCATCATCTTTTGCCCTTGAAACAATCTCTGAGGGAGTTATAATGAACAACTCTGGAACATTAAACTCAGATGGATCTCTAGTTTCGGGATCAGTAGATAATGTAAGATGGGAGATAACTAATTCAAATACAGGATCAGGTACATTTAACGTACTAATTAGACAAGGTAACGATAAAACTAGTAAAAAAGTAGTTCTTGAATCTTTCAATAACGTAAGCTTAGATCCAAACTCACCACGCTACATTTCACGTGTGATAGGTGATCAGGTAGTTGCGTATGATTCTACCGAAAATCAAGTTGCTATTGTTAGTGGGTCATTCCCTAACAATTCAAGATACGTACGAGTTAAAAATGTGACCCCTACCCCAAACTACCTTGATAACACAGGAACAGCAGTTTCCGCTTATACATCTTCAATCCCTCAAAATGGGTCAGGTTCATTTAGTGGAGCAACAGGAGATGTAAAAGCAGGAGCAAATTTCTATGAAAACATTTCAGATAGCGATACACAGGGATTAACCTCAGGTAACTACACAAACATGGTTAATCTTCTTTCAAATAGAGATGATTACCAATTCAACATCCTATTAACCCCAGGACTATTAAATTCTGAAGCAACCCATACAGGAGTAATTAGTTCTATTATAACAAATACTCAATTACGTGGAGATAACATTTATGTAGTTGATATGGTAGATTATAATGGAACCTTAGCTGAAGCAATAACTCAAGCCCAAACCCGAGATACTTCATATGCAGCCACTTATTGGCCTTGGTTACGCATCCAAGACCCAGAAACTGGTAAACGCGTGTGGGTACCTGCTTCAACTATGATAGGAGGAGTATATGCACACAATGATAAAGTATCAGCACCTTGGTTTGCACCTGCAGGTATTAATAGGGGTGGATTAGGATCTGTGTTAAGAGCTAAAACTAAACTATCTCAAGCAAACCGAGATGAGCTATATAATAACAACATTAATCCAATTGCAACCCTTCCTAAAAAAGGAATAGTAGTGTATGGACAAAAAACTCTACAAAAAGAAGCTTCAGCACTTGATAGAGTGAATGTTCGCAGATTGTTAATTGAATTAAAATCGTATATAGGTCAACTTGCTGATAATTTAGTATTTGAACAAAATACTATTACAACTAGAAATAAATTCTTATCTCAAATAAACCCATATTTAGAAAGAATCAAACAAAAACAAGGATTATATGCCTTTAAAGTTGTAATGGATGACACACTAAACACTCCTGATGTGGTGGATAGAAATCAATTAGTTGGTCAAATCTATATACAACCAACAAGAACCGCAGAATTTATTAACCTAGACTTCATACTCCAACCCACAGGAACAGATTTCTCTGCTTAAAACTTAAAACTTATAATATTTATAAATAGAACATTAATATAATAGAAAATGGCAGTATTAGATCCAAACGAAATATTTTTCACAGCTTTTGAACCAAAGCAAACCAACAGGTTCATCCTATACATTGATGGTATT